TGCTACTAGCGGCGAGTCGGCTGATGTCGTCATCGGCAAGTACAGCGAGCTGTCCAAGACCTTCAACTCCATGTCGAAGGAGCAGCAAGGGCAAGTCCTTGCCTCGCTGAACCTGAACCAAGCGACCAAGCAGCAGATCAAGACCTACGAAGACTCCGTGATCACGATGCACGCGGCGGAGCAGGCGACGAAGCTGATTCCCGCGGCGTCCGCGCTCGCGACGGCCGGAAGTCAGGAACTCGCTGGAGCGTTCGACAAGGTCGCGTCGTCGGCCGGCACAGCGACCGACAAGGGCTCTGCGCTCGTGCTGATCCTGGACCGGCTGTCTGGCCGGGCTCCGTCCTTCGAGGAGGCAACGCAGTCGATCAACGACCAGCTGCGCACCCTCGGCGAAGGCTTCGACAAGGCCTCCAAGGAGACAGGCAAGTTCGACAGCTCCATGATCAACGCTGATGGAACCGTCAACACCTTCACCGCCAACGGATCGAAGCTGCAAGACAAGCTGAACGCGCTGGAGAAGTCCACCGCGGACTCGGCCGGGTCCTTTGCGGACATGGTGAAGGCGGGCGTTCCGGTCGGGACTGCGCTACAGCGGATCAACGACCAGGCCACGACAACTCGTGACCGTTTCGTCAAGTCGGCGGAGGCGCTGGGGTTCAGCCGAGCCGAAGCCGAGAAGCTGGCGACGGCGTATCACCTCGGCGCGGACGCTATGGGCCCGATGCTGGCGGGACTGTCCGATCAGGATCTCGCAACCGCGAAGGTGACGAAGTCGGTCGACGCGCTCGGGAACGCGGTCTACACGCTGCCCGACGGCAAGAAGATCAAGGTGGACGCGGAGACCGAGGGCGCGTCGGCGAAGGTGAACACGTTCGTCAACGAAACCGAAGCGACCACAGCGAAGACGACTGTGGGCGCGAACATCGACCCGGCGACCAGCGCGGTACTCGACTGGAAGAACACGACCTTCCAGACTCGCGGCGACACGACCACCTACACGAACACCAACCCGGCGACGGGCGCGGTCACTACGTGGAAGGTCGTCACTGACGCAACGGGCGCGCGCACGACCACCGCCACGACAACCGATCCCGCAACGGGCGCGGTCGCGAACTGGAAGCGCAACGCGGACGGAACGTGGGCGCGGACGAACGTCGACGCCGACATGGGGCCGGCGGACAGGGCTGCGCGGGATTGGCAGCCGCCCAACAAGAACGCGACGATCTACTACTTCGCGCAGGTGGTCAACCCGCCGGGCGGCTACAACACGTCGACGCAGACCGGCCGCCCGGTGGCGAACGCCAAGGGTGATCTGTACGGCCCGAACATCGGTTTTGCTGACGGTGGATTCCCCATGCCCACCAAGGCGAACTCGTTCAACGGCATGGCGCAGTTCGTACCCCCGGGCACCTTCAAGTGGGCCGGGGACGCGAAGGTGCCCGAGCTGTTCGCGCCACTGGACGGTTCGGCGAAGACGCGGAAGAACCTGATCGCCGCGGCGAAGCACGAGAAGATCCTAGGAGCGGGGATCGGTTTTGCTGACGGCGGACTTGTTGGGGCTGCCAGCGAGATGCTCAAGCAGTTGCGCGGCGACGGGCAGTTCTTCGAGGACTTCTCGTACTACGGCAACTCGGACTTGGTCAGCAAGAACAACGATGCTCTCGCGAAGATGTTCTACGCCGCGAACCCGGGCTTCGATTTCAACGCGACCTCGGGGCCGGCTGTCGAGGCGTGGCTTGAGGGATTCCTCAAGAGTTCGGCGAAGTCGTCGAGCACAGCGAACGTATCGAAGCCCGCGGCTACCCAAGCCGCCGCTAAGTCCGGCGGGAACACGATCACCAACTACAACACGTTCAACCTGCCGCCTGACATCGACATCCACGCACTCGCCTCCCTGGTTTCTCGTGAGCTGGAGATGCGCATGAAGACGGGAGCGTACGGCGGATGACATTGCCAGTGATCGCAGGAGCGGCGTGGACGCTCGACGGGCTGTCGTTCAACACCGGGCCGGACGCCAACGGATTTTCTTACCTCGTAAGCAAGTCCGTTGGCTGGTCCGGATCGGCCCCCGCTCGCCCGGATCTGACAGACCGGCCGTCGTCGAACGGCGCCTACCGAGCCTCGAACTACAGGGGCTCGAGGGTCGTTGAGTTGGAGGGGGTTGCCGAGTGCGCCGAGTGGACCGATCGTGACGCCCTGATCGACTCGCTCAACGGCCTGTGTGCTGACCCGGACACTCTGTACCCGCTGGTCCGGACGGAGCGCACGCGGACACTCAGCCTGCTTGTCGAGCTGCTCGGGAAGGTCGATGTCATCGAGCATCCCGACGGCTTCTCAGTTGACTTCACTATCCAGGTGGTCGCGTCCGAGCCTCGGCGGTTTTCGACCGAGGTCAAGAGCGCGAGTACGCAGATCGCGCAAGCCGCGTTGCTGGGTGTGGCATGGGATGGTCCGGCAATCCCCATCACGGGTATCGAGTGGGACGGCAACGCGATCCCTGTCACGGGCATGGTGTGGCAGGCGTCGTCGGGTGTGTCCGGGTTCATCGACCTCGACAACGCGGGTACGGCTCCGACTCCGGTTCTGTTCACGATCACCGCGCCGAGTTCGGGAACGTTGATCATGCCGACGATCACGGACACTCGCGGCAATGTCCTTACCTACAACGGAACAATGGCGCCGGGCGACGTGCTCACGATCGACACCGCGACCGGCTCGTGCCTACTCAACAACTATTCGGTCGGTGGACTGTTCAGCCGGTCGGACTTCTTCGAGATCCCGCCCCACACCACGCTGTCTGTTCAATTCTCCGCGTCCGGGCCTGCCGACACCGCGCAGCTTCTCGCCCAGTGGCAAGACGCTTACTGATCCCGAAAGGACATTGCCATGGCTGGAACTGGTGTCGCTGTTGCGTCCGGTGACCTCACCCCGATCAACGACCCGAACGGGTCGAGTCAGTACGTCGTCGGCCGGAACAACGCGCGAGACATCCGCACCGGGATGATCGGCTTGACGTTCCTGTCCGGCTCGGACGGCTACACCCCGCGGCCGGGGATTCTCGTGCGATCGGCTACCGGGAACGACCTCAAGGTCGACCCGCAGGTCAGTCCTAATGGGACTGTCATCGTGCGCAAGGGCGCGGCGATCATTCCGCGGACCGGGCAGGGCGCGTACATCTTCAACAACGAAGTCGATCAGAACGTCACGTTCCCGGCAGCGTCCGCCGTCAACCCGCGCTACGACATCCTGTGCTGCGCCGCGTTCGACAAGGGCGCGTTCATCGGCGACACGGCACACGGTCCGCAGTTCTGGATCGAACAGGGCGTTGTCGCCGGGGCGCCGGTAGTTCCCGCGACGCCGTCCGGGATGCTCAAGCTCGCGGAAGTCCTGCGCGCGGTCAACGACAACACGATCTCGACGGAGATCGCCGACAAGCGCACGTCGACTTCGCTGCAGACCGCGATTCGAATCATCCTGCCGGGTGACTCCCTCGCGGATCCGGGCATCGCGATCGGGGAGACCCGGTACACGACGCTGGCTGGTCCGGAGATCTGGACGGGTGCACTGTGGATCCCGATAGGCCGCCCGCAGTACTCGAACATCGCGGCTATCCCCGCTGCCCTCGCGGTGTCCGGCTCTCTGGTCTACCACATCGGGCTCAAGCGGATGATCCGGCACAACGGCACATCGTGGGACAACACGGACGCGTCGGTGCGGACCGTCCGGTACACGGATGTGGGAGGGTCGCAGAACTTCGCAGATGGCGCTTCTACCATCGTGGCGTACCGCACAGCGACGACGACGAACACGGGCGTGGTTGTGGTCTCGGGCACCAACAACGACACGTTTACCATCCAGCAGGCTGGAGAGTATTCGGTATCGACCGGTATCGCCCTGGCGAGTGGATCCGTTCTGGAGTTGACCCTTCAGGTCAACGGCTCGCAAATCGCAGCGCAGCCCTCGAACCTCGGCTCGGCGAGTGCTTCCACGGTTATCCGCCTTGCCGCGGGTGACGTGATCAGGTCGAGTGTTTTCCAGTCGTCCGGCGCTTCCCGGCAGATCCGGACCGGCTTCGGCGCGGCGACGCACATGGCTATCAAGCTCATTGATGCGGCGCCGTAATGACTAGTCCCGCAGTTCGACAGAAGGTCCAGTTCGATCCGATCGTGGTCCGGGCCTTCGAGACGCGCACTGGCCGCGTGGCGGCTGTCGTGCCGTACGTCGGGCAACCGACCTGGTCCTACGGGATCAACCAGGCGGGCGCCTGGAGCGTGGTCGTGCCGCTGGACAACCCCGAAGTCGATCCGGACTGGCTCTCGGGGATCACCGACCCGTGGCGGTTCTCGTGGGCGATCTGCCAGGGCTCCAAGATCTGGCAAGCCGGACCGGTCATCCCCGAGGATTACCAGGGCGGCACGACAACCACGATCTCCGGCGGGGGCTTGTGGAAGTTGCTCTCGGAGAAGCGGGTGCTGGTGAACCCCGCACGGGCAACGCTCGCCGGAGTGTCCACGGCGGACGCGGACATCGCGTTCGGGCCGGGGGACACCTCGGAGATCGGCTCCCCGATTCCGCCGGCCAACCGCAACCTGTCCCTGCACACGGTCGCCAAGCGGATGATGCAGATCATCACGGCAGCGACGGCGGGAGATCTGCCGATCGTCTACCCGGTCGACATCGCGGGTGACGCGGTGCGGACGTACCCGGGCTACGACCTCGCGTATGTCGGGCAGCGGCTCACCGAGCTGACGCAGGTGATCGACGGGCCGGAGATCGAGTTCCGGCCGGAGTTCGTCGACGAGATCTCGAAGCAGCAGATCCGCTGGCGGATGCGGATCGGCAACAGTCGCCTCGGGAACCTCGGCTTCCCGCACGCCTTCGACTACGGCAAGGCGCTCACAACGATCACCTACGCAGTCGACGGCACCGGCCGGGCGACCCGGGACTTCGAGCGCGGCAACGGCATGAACCGCGACCTGGTCACCGGTTTCTACGATTCCGCGCTGCCGACAAGCTACGACCCGGCGGCGATCCTGCTCGAGCACGTCGGAGCGGATCACACGTCGACTAGTGATCCGGCCGTTCTCAACGGCTGGGCTCAAGCCGTGGTGCTCAACAACCTGGTCATCTCGCCGGACCTCAAGGCGACCGTGCGGATTCCCGGCGACGACGGCCAGGGCAACGCCACGCGCTCACCGATCCTGACAACCGTCGAGGCTGGAGACAACTGCTTGGCGCAGATCAAGCGGCACCCGAGGATCCCTGACGGTCTGATCGGCCTGCGCATTGCAGGAGCGAACTCGACTCCGAAGAGCCAGATCGCACAGCTGCAAGTCCAGTACCTCGGGAGGGCCCCGTCATGACGATGCCGACGTATCTGCCGGGTGTGGTGTCGAAGCCGCAAGTCTCGATGGAGCAGCGGATAGCGGAGCTGGAGAACAGGCTTGCGGAGTTCATGCGCCGCGACCTGTCGAGCGCCGGAATCGGGCTCGGCGGCAAGCTCCGCGTGCTCTATGGCTCTGGCGCGCAAGCCGTCCTCATCGGCACCGACCCGGCCGATGACAAGCCGAAGGTCATCATTAACGATCCGTCTGGGAATGTCCTGTACGCGACGGACACAGTAGCCGGATGGGGTTTGGCGTCCCCCGAAACACCTATTGCGATGTATTCGGCGACGCCCGGGGTGGTGTTCACCTCATACCCCACCGACACCTTGATGATGACTGGGACGTTCTCCCCGGTGAACTCTTCCTTCGAAATGTCGTGGGCAGTGAATACGCAGTGGGGAGCTGGTCCTGCGGCGCAAAGCCGGTCATGGGTACTGGTTTCCGACCCCGTAACTGGATGGTCGATCACTTCCCCGATGAGGGATTCGGCGGTTACCACTGGGGTGTTCAATGACGTATCCCCTACATTCGCCTTCACTTTCCCTTCCAGTGAAATAGCGAAGAGGTGCTACGTCGACCTATACGCGAAGATGATTTCAGGGGACCCGCCCAGTTCGGTTGGCTTGGCCACTATTTCCTGTACGGGGATTTCCCGTGCTTCAGCTCTCGCGCTCGGCGCGGCATAGAAGAGAGTTAATGCAATGGAAGAAGTAGTAGAACTGACCGTTGAGAATGTGCTGGCCGCACCGGGTGCGGCCGTAACTCTCATGCGTGCACTGCGTGCGCAGGGTTTCCGATGGCCACCAGCACCTGTTGAGCCGCCGCCCGTCCCCGTCGATCCGCCGCCCGTGGGTGTCTGATGACTCAACCAGACAACCAGTCAGCGACGGGGGTTGCCCTGCAGTACGTGCGCGAGGAGCTGTCGGCGATGCGGACCACGGTCCACGATGAACTCGCCGCAATGCGCACCGACATCTCCGGTCTCGCGGGGGAGTTGCGCGGTTACACCGCCGAGCAGGGTCCGCGTGTCGCCGTGCTGGAGCACCGCCTGACCGAGTCCGAGAAGGACATCGCGGAGATCAAGGCGGCCAAAAAGGACAACAAGCTGCTGTGGTGCACGGTCGCCCTCTCCGTGCTCAGCGCGGTCCTCTCGTGGCTACTGCCGCTGCTCTCCGCAGCAGGGAAGGGATAGCCCATGGCAACGTCACAGAACGGCTGGCTGGTTACTGAAACCTCGACCGGCCTCGACAAGACTTTCGCGCCGGTCGCGATGCCGAACGGTGTGCGCTCCGGGGACGTGGCGGCCGTGCTCGGCTACGTCGCGAGGCAGTTCCACGACCGCGTCGAGAACCTCCTCAATGGATGGTGCTGGGGGTGGGCTTACCGCGCTATCCGCGGTCAGGAGTCCGGCTACAGCAACCACGCCAGCGGCACCGCTGTGGACTTCAACGCGCCCCGGCACCCGCTCGGCGTCCGCAACACCTTCACCGCGGATCAGCGCGACGAGATCCACAAGATTCTCAACGAGGTCGGCAACGTCGTCCGCTGGGGCGGGGACTACTCCGGCCGTGTCGACGAGATGCACTTCGAAATCAACGCCAGCGCCGCGGTGGTTGCCGCGACTGCCGGCCGACTCCGCGCTCCCGCCCCGCCCGCCGATGACCTGATGGAGGAAGAACCCATGATCGTTCCCGCGTCCAAGGACGACTACGTCTCCGTTCCCTGCAACGGCAAGACCTCGCTGTTCATTTCGTCCGCGTTCGGGCGCACGGTGACGGTGCTGAACATCGCCGCCGTCAAGGACGCCAACGGCAAGAACACCCCCGAGTACACCAGCGTCCAAAAGGGAATCCGGGACATCAACCCGGACCAGCCCGGCCCCATCGCACTCGGTGGGGGCTGCCGTGTCGTGCAGCTGCGCTACTCGGCCGACCACGACTTCACCGTGTGGTGTGCATGAGCCGCTACGTCAAGGCCATCGGCGCCGTTCTCGGTGGCCTCACGCCGCCCGCGGTGATTGGGCTCGCGCACCTCTTCGGGTGGCAACTCGACCTCGACACGGCCGCGGTGCTCGTCGGGATCCTCTCGCCGCTCGGCGCCGGACTCGCGACCTGGCGCGCGCCGGCCAACACCCCGCCCGCCTGAGTACTGAACGACGCAGGGCCCCCGCGCACTCGCGCGGGGGCCCTTTTTTTCGTGCCCGAAAGTAGTTGGCCGCCGCGCCCTCGATGGCTGATCGAGGGGGGCGGGCGCGGCAGCCTGGATCAGAGGCCGGGCGGCTGGCTCTAGTGTGGAAGCGCCCAGTCCGGCGACGATCCGTCTATCACCGTCAGGTCTGACGGCAGTTCGTGGGTCCAGATGCCGCTGTTGTCGAGGCATACCGGAACGGGATGGTTTGGTTTCGCCCACGGCATCTTCTGGTGCGGCATCACCGTGCCGAGCTGCAGCTTCCCTCGGTAGTGCAGCTGCACCCGTACCGCCGGCGTGTCTGGCTCCGCGAACGCCTCGGGGATCGGCTGCTTCGGCAGCGTGACGCCGGTCAGGCGCTCCATGAGGCGTTTGCTCTCGTGCTGCACGATCACTCCTTCCCGGCGGGCTCTACTCGCCAGTGTCGGAGCATCGAGATCGCAATACAAGCAATCCGCGCAATAGCGGGTTCGGTTGTACACGTTCGGAGTAACGGCTCGTCGCGCCTAGTTGCGTCGCGGAGTATTAAGTGCCTGATCAGACGTTGATCCAGTGCGCGGATTGCGTCGATGATGTGATGGAATGCTCGAACCTACGGAGGTCGCCATGCTCAAGTTCCTGGGTACAACGTCAGACACCGGCAACTGCCCGACCGCGTACGAAACGGAGACCGAGTTCCTCATCCAGGGCTCGATCGTCACTGATCCCGAGGTCCTGGCCAAGATCGCGGAGCGCGGCAACGGCATACCTGACTACGAGACCGTGGTCGCCATCCCGAAGGCGCTCGCGAAGTTCCTGCCGGGGCACATCGAATGAGTCCGAACGATCTGCTCGACGAGCAGTTTCAGCGGTTCACTACCAGCTCTTGGCGATGGGAATGTCAAGGCGACTACAGCATCGACGCCGCCGCTCTGCAGCGATGGCGTGACGGGCTGCCGCCTGACATGTCCAGAAAAGAACCGTGGCTTCGATCCATCCGCGAGATCGTCGCCGACGGCAAGACGTTCGACCGAGTCCGCATGCTGACCGAGCCGATCACCGAATATTTGCGGTGGCTGATCGAGCAGACCCAGTCGAACGTCGACGCCGGCGAAGACATCCGCTGGGTACAGCAGAGCGTCGCCGCCGAGCTCGGCATGCCCGACTACGACTTCTACCTGTTCGACGACGCTCGTGTGGCGATCATGCGGTTCGGCGAGGACAAGCTGCTGGCCGAGTTGGAGGTCGTCGACGATCCAGATATCGTCGCGCGGCATCGCGTGTTCCGGGACGCGATCTGGCAGCGTGCGGTTCCGCACATTGAGTACAACGCACTGAGGGGCACGTGACCGATCTCAACGCTCGACGGCTCGCGCTAGGCGACCAGCTGAGACTGTTCCGCGATTCCGCTGGCCTGTCCGGCAAGACGCTCGCGGAACAGCTCGGCTGGCAGCCCTCGAAGATCTCGCGCATCGAGAACGCGCGGCAAGCAGTGACGGACTCAGACCTGGTCGCACTGTGTGCCGCGTTCGGTGCGACCGACGACCAGGCCGCCGAACTGCGGAACGAACTCCGTGCGATCCGTGTCGAGGAGGCTCGCTGGAACCGGCAGCTCCGCGTCGGCCACCGCGAGATCCAAGACAGGGTCGCGGAGATCGAGCACGTGGCTACGAGCATCGACGTGTTCTCGCTGACGTTGGTGCCCGGCCTGCTCCAGACTGCTGAGTACGCCCGCCACGTGTTTGCGTCCCTCGCCGACCTCCACGCATCGCCGCCGGACACCGACGCCGCGGTCCGCGCCCGGATGGAACGGCAGCAGATCCTTTACGCCGACGACAAACGCATCGCCTTGCTCACGACCGAGTACGCGCTAAGGAACCCGATCGCGCCTCCGCCGGTGATGCGTGCGCAGCTCGACCGGCTGATCGCGCTGCAAGGCCTGCCGTCGGTGCGGTTCGGGATCGTCCCAATGGCGAGCTCGATCCCTGCGGCCGTCGCGCACAGCTTCACGATCAAGGACGACGTGGTCGCGGTCGAGCTCCTCAACACGGAGATCATCACCCGCGAGTCGACAGACCTCGAGCTGTACCGGAGCTACCTGGCAAAGCTGTGGGACGCGGCGGACGAAGGCGACACGGCCAGAGCGCACCTACTTGACGTGTCTGCGAGCTACCAACGCGACCCCCAGTAACCCAGCAAAGAGAATCGCCCCGGCACCGTATCGGCGTGCCAGGGCGGCCTCTTGCGTTCGGGGGCCTACCGGGTCGCGACGGCGAGCAGAACCAGGCCAGCGGCTGCCGGGATGATGACGAGCACGGTCACGAGGACCCACAGGAGGTTCTTGATCGTGCGTAGGTTCGGGTCGCCACCGTTGAGGGGGCGCTGGTCCTGGGCGACCGGTCCGAAGCGCCACAGCTGCACGCGGTTCACGATGGACTGGATCATGGGTTCTCCCTGGCGCGGGCGCTCGCGGCGCGGTTGGTGGATGAGTCGCGTGGATCAAGCTGGGCGTTACGTCAGATCGTGGAGAGCCGCCTCGGATGGACCGCAGGTCTTGTTGCGCATCGTCGCGCAGTCGAAGCCGGGCTCGTCCTCCTCTGGCTCGTCCGCGGGCACGGGCGCCGGCGCCAGGGTGACGGCAGAGGTCATGACCGGGGGCGGCTCGACGGCTGGCGCGGGATCGGTATCGCAGGCAGACAGCCCGAGGACAGCGATGACCGCCAGGGTGATGATGATCGGCCGGCGCCTGTGAGAAAGTTGAGCGGACACGGGGTGCTCCTTGCGCGAATCGGCACCATTACCGCAGGTCAGACCATGGGTACTACTACGGAGGAATGACTTGACTGAAACCGCAGGCAGCCTGCCGGACCTGGTGTCGCTCAAGGTCGAGCACGCCGGCCATGTCGCCGAGGTGACCTTGCTCGGCCCCTCCAAGGGTAACGCGATGGGCCCCGACTTCTGGCGGGA